CAGCATAGAAGTAGTAAAGACCAATGTCAGGAACTTAGCTTCGGCAAATCGGAAACCGAGGATCAAAAAGGAAATTTCGTCTCAAAAACTGGTTTCTCAGTTGAAATATAAACCCCAAGATACCGAACTCGGGATTACTTCTGTTTCTCCGGAATCAATAATAGGATCGAAGACGATATTTTTGTTCAATCCCAAATATAATTCTTTTACCGTATTGAATTCTTCCGAAGATGAAGGATTTTCTGTGAAAGGAACTACTATTGTTGGGATCAATGAAACCCTTTCTTCTACTCGGAAACTGCGTAAACCGGTCGAGACAATCAAGTTTGTTCTTTCGACTTCTGCAAGGACTAAAATCGACAATCATCTGAAAGCCCTGACTACGAAGTCATATCCTGCTAATGGCAGAATGAACGAAAATACTATTATACTCAAAACCTTAAAATAACACGAAAAGAATCCTTTTAAAATGAATGATACCCAACAAATCGAAGATCTTCACCAGATGCTCGAATCCAAGATTATTACGAGAGAACAATTCTCAGATAAAGTAGAAAAGATGTATAGGATGCAACAGGGAGGGATTTCTTATATTGAGATCGTTATCTATACAGCCGAATATTATGGAATAGACCTAGATGATATTCCCAAGTATCTTTCGAAGCAACTCCGGGATCGAATCGAATCTGAAGCAATTGCCGAGAATATGATCCATTTAACCCCGAAGGAAAAGAACAATACCTTGAATGCATTTTTTACCACAGCATGAATGTTCTGAATTGCTGCCATGGATCCTTTTCTGGCATTCTGTAATTTCCAATCGATCAAACTTCATTTTACAAGCAAGAATTATGATGCAGAAGTCTATAATTTCAAGACGAAATCATTAACCAGAGAATCTTTTGAAAAAAGAAGAGACTCTTCATTCTTTTTTAGGACTGCAAAAAGATTTAAAAAAGAGGAGGATTTACGGGATTTCTTCATTTCAAATATCGTCTATAGAAACTTATCCGGTTCTTTTTGGATAGGGGATTTCCAAGACGAGGTTTCAGAAAAATCTTATGCCAAGTTCATTCGTCTCTCAGAGGGATTTACATACACTTTCCAGAACGATATAATCCATCTTAGAGATAGAATGCTTTGCCTGGGATCTAAGAATCCAGAGATTCTGATAAATACCATAGAAGAAGGGACGGACTTTCCTCCGGTAGTCAATGAATTGATGTATGGAAACCTGGAAATCGAAAGCTTTCTTTTTATGGATAGAACTATGGGATTCCTAAAAGGATTAGACAAACGAATTACTAAAAAAAGCGGAGAAAATATAGTATGGGTTAACCTAAACAACAAGCTAACGAAATACAATCGGCTAATGAAGCCATTAATAGATATAGACAAAGCAAAATCAATTATTTTAAATACGTTTAGAAGAGAGATAAACACATGAACTTCGAAGAACTGCTAAAGAAGCAAAGCGAAAACAATTTTGATTCCATTCGCTCGGCTGCTAACTCAGAAAAGGAATCCCCATATGGCGGAGGTCCCGACGAACGATTCTGGAAGCCTGCTGTCGACAAGGCCGGAAATGGTAGCGCAATCATCCGATTTCTTCCGGCTCCGGATTCTGACATTCCCTGGAACAAGTACTATTCCCACGGGTTTAAGGGAGATTCTGGCCGCTGGTTGATCGAGAATTGCCTGACGAGCATCAAGAAACCCTGTCCTATTTGTGAAGAAAATTCCAAATATTGGTCAACCGGTCTAGATTCGGACAAAGACATTGCTCGTTCTCGAAAGCGTCGGCTTCATTATGTGACGAATGTCTTGATCATCAAGGATCCGGAAAACCCTGAAAATAACGGCAAGGTTTTCTTATACAAGTTTGGACCCAAGATCTTTGAAAAGATCCTAGAAAAACTTCAACCAACCTTTGAAGACGAAAAGCCAGTGGATCCTTTCAATCTTCTGAAGGGAGTCAACTTTGCCCTGAAGATCAAGCAAATTGGCGGATATTGGAATTATGATTCTTCCCGATTCGGAGATGAGGTTACTGCTCTCTATAATGGAGATAAGGAAAAGCTCAAACAACTTTTTGAATCTCTTTATCCTATTATGGAATTTACCGATCCAAGCAACTATTTGTCTTATGACGAACTTAAGAATAAGATGAATGAAGTTCTTCTTGGTTCTTCTCCTTCTGGAAAGTCGAATAATTACCGGACGGAAGAACCTTCATTCAGCAAGAAGTCTTCTTCTGAACCTGTTCGGCAATCTGCTTCTGCCGAGTCAGATGATGCCGAAGAGGGAGAGGAAGAAGACGACGACATGGCTTACTTCCGGAAGTTGGCACAGTCCATGTAGTAGTTTCTTGTGACAGACTGGAGCGAAATCCCGGTTTACTTTTGCCAGGATTTCGCTTATAATTAAATCTACCCAGCGAACCTTTGGTCCGAGATTTATCATGAACTCTTCCTCATCCTCCCAAAAAGCAGATCTTCTTGATCGGAATGCGGTCAAGATCGAGTCTGTTCTTTTTACTAAAGAAACAATTGAGGGAATTGAAAAATACTATGATGCAAAATTTGTCTGTGATTCTGAAATCTCCGATATCCCAATGGCAATCTTTTACGGGAAACTCCCGCATCCCGATTCTGGATCTCACTATTTCGGGATTTATTTCAAAGGATCTGGAGAAAATAGACATCTCATGATAACTAATGGACAACCAGCAGTGGATGCTGGATTGGAGGGAGTGATTTCGGATTCCGGGGAAGTTCTTTATTCTCACTATCGGCATCATTTTTGTGAATCTAAAGACGGTTCGGTATTTATAGATGGCGGTAGATCCTATATCCGAACCAATGCAAAACCCAATCGAGTTGTGAACCTGAAGATAGAAGATGATAAACTTATCTGTGACCCTATTAATCCGACCGATCCTGATCTTTTTCCTTAACCTCATCGGAATGATGGGAGCTTATTTGATTATAATGAGTCTGTGGAATGGATTTACTGTCAATTCCGTGGTTCTTTTTATTACAGGATTATTTACATGCTGGCAGGCATTTTTGAATATCGAACATCTCAAAAGCGAGACTAAGATCTTGCTTAATCCAAAACCAAACAAAATCTAATAACAAAAAGGAGATTACTCAATTGAGTCATAATCCAAGTTTTCGGTCGCAATTTGTTACTAAGCGAACCTATAACCGCCCATTGAACGAGGAAGGAACTGCTTTTGAAACGTTCGAACAAACAATTAATCGGGTAATCGGTCACCAAAAATGGCTTTGGGAAACCGCAAAAGGTAAGTTGATCGGGGAAGATAAGGATTCGTTGAATGATGCAGAATTAGCTGAGTTAGAAGAACTCCGGCAATTGATGCTAAATTATGAAGCAATGATGTCTGGTAGGACCTTATGGCTTGGGGGAACAGACATCTCTAAAAGGTTCCATGCTACTCAATTTAATTGCTCATTTTCCCAAATCCGAACCGTCCACGACATAGTGGATGCATTTCACAATTTATTGCTTGGGGTTGGGGTAGGATTCGAGCCGATTACCGGAATCCTTAATGGTTTTGCAAAGCCAGTTGAGATAGAGGTTATTAGATCCACCAGAAACGATAGAGGAGATGACAACAATAGGGAAATCCACTATCGCCGAGGAGACAAGCGGGTTTGGCAATTGGTCATTGGGGATTCTGGGATTGCCTGGGCAAAGGCCGCTGGGAAATTGGTTTCTATGAAGAAGCCGGTAGATATTATTGTATTAGATTTTTCTGAAGTTCGTCCTGGTGGGAAAACCCTTAAGGGATTTGGTTGGATTTCCTCTGGGGACGAACAAATCTCTCGGGCATTTTATGAGATTGGTCAAATTCTAAATCGTAAAGCCGGAGAACTTTTAACCCGGATGGATATCCTTGATATCATGAATTGGCTTGGGACTTCTTTGTCCTCTCGGCGTTCCGCAGAAATTGCATTAATTCCTGCAGATGATCCAGAAGCAGAAGA